CCGCACTGTCGGGCAGACGATCGATCATCTGATCGATGATTTCACCGCCTCGATGCGCTTCGGCGCGCTGGCCGATCGGACCCGGCGCAGCTACGCCGCCAATCACCGGCTGATCCGCGCGAAATGGGGCGCTGCCCTGGTCGCGGACTTCTCCAAGCCAGTGATGAACCGCTGGTATGAGGCGCTGTTCCGCGAGGCCGGCCAGTGGCAGGCGGTCAGCCTGCTGCGCTCGATGTCGATCCTGTTTGCCCATGCCGAGCTGGCCGGCTGGCGGCCCGAGGGGTCGAACCCCTGCCAGCGGCTGCGCCTCAAGGTGCCCAAGGGCCGGCGCCGGGTCGCCAGCTGGGCCGAGATTGACGCGCTGATCGGCACCGCCGACCGCATCGGGCTGTCGGCGCTCGGCACCGCCTGCGCCCTGTCGGCCTTCGCCGGTCAGCGCCAGACCGATATCCGGCTGGCGACCCGCGACGGCTTCGCCGAGGTTGTCATGCAGCTGCCGGGCGAGGCCAGGCCGAGCCGGCAGTGGGTCTGGCAGTTCGAGCGCTCGAAGCGCGGCAACAGCGGCGCGATGGTGCTGCACCCCGAGGTCGCCCCCCGGGTCGCCGCGATCATGGCGCGCCCGGGGCGCCCCGGCGATCCGCTGCTGACCGATGACCGGAACGGTCGGCCGTGGTCCGAGGCGCTGATCACCGAACGTTTCGCCGAGCTGCGCGCGGCGGCGATCCGCGCCGGCCATGCATCGCTGCATGACTTCCAGTTCCGCGACCTGCGCCGGACCTATGGCGCGCTCAGCCGGGCCGGCGGTGCCAGCAAGGACGATGTCGGCGATGTTCTTGGCAACTCGGCCGCCACCGACCCGCGCCTGGCCGACATCTACATGGAGCCGTCGCTGATCTCGACCGCCCGCGCCACCGCCGCGATCCGCCGGCCCGCAAAAGGAAGGAAACAGGCATGACCACCGGACCTGACAGAACACGCGATAAGTTGGCCGCCGAGCTTCGGAAGGTCGCCGCGAGAGCCTCGCCGGACAATGCGGCGAAGTATGAGGCTTTCGCGAAGCGCGCGGCGACAGGCGAGTTTGATGATTATGCCGACACTTATGTCTGCCCAATCACCCAACTTTACTCGGAACTGACCGCCGCAGGATTCGCCAAGTTTGCTGCCCGCGTAGCGAACGGCGAGTTCGACGCCACGAAAGAAGAAAGCGACGAATGGGCGCGTAGCCCATCTGGTCAGGACGCTGTGAAGCGCCTCCCACCGGAAATGCGCAAGATTTTCGGCCTGAAACTGAACAACTAGAGGGAACTGCAATGCCGCCCGAGATCAGCAACCAAGAAGCTATCGAAATGATGAAACGCTGCAAGCAAGAGATTATTGGCATGCGGGCAACAATTGATCGCCTCAAGCCCAAAGCCGACTCGTTGTCGTGCTGGGCCTACTGCCCCGTCCGAGCATCGGCATGGGGTGAGGATATGGTGTGGATGTTGGACAAGCGCATTCGCGAGTTGGAACCAAAACCCGGATCGGACAAATCGGCATGACCCGCCGCGCGACCTTACGGACGCCGGGTTGGCTGGATGCTTTGCCGATCTTGCGCATCGCCCGGCCCTTATTCTGGCCGCGCTTCCGGGCCTGCGCGGCCGACAAGGAAAGAAGGTTGGTCGATGGATAGTGTGCCGTTGGCGTAGTCCGCGGCCGGGTTTTTACTATAAGGACGGCCGCGGACTATCGCATTTTGTATGCGATCCTGAGTTTGAACCGCTCGGATATATACAAATAAGCCAGCCATATCGAGAGGACGCCCCATGATGGAAGACTTCGACGAGGAATTCATCCAGTGCCCGCGCTGCTCTGGCTGGGGGCACATCAACTGCTATTGTGGTGGCGATTTGTGCGTATGTGAAAACTACGGCGAGAAGGACTGCCCGCTCTGCCACGGCGAAGGGGATGTGTCAGAGGCGGTGTATTCGCACTACGAAGCCGCGCGGCGCGAACACGAGAAGATCATGGCCGAAGCTTTTGCTCGGATCGACGCGGAAAAATCGCCATGACCCGCCGCGCGACCTTCACCCCAATTCGCCGCGAGGGATGCCGGTGATTTTCCATGCCTCACCGGCGGCCGCCATGCAGGATCGACCTGACTGATCGGTGATGATCATCGTCCAGGTCGTCTCTGACGTGAACAACTCCACGACCGCGCCACCGCCGCGATCCGCCGGCCCGCGAAAGGAAGGAAACAGGCATGACCACCGGACCTGACAGAACGCGCGACGACTGGCGCGGCGAGCGGCTGATCCGATCGACCCCGGCCAAGGACTGCCTTGAAGCCGATGCGACCGTGCGCGCCCAGATCCGCACACTGGCCCGACTGGCCGGTCACGGTCTCAGCCAGAGCGAAGCTGTGCGCCGCACCGGGCTGTCCATGCACCGGATCCGCGCGATCAGCGAGACATTCGGCATCAGTTTTACCGACGGCCGCAAAAGCCGCGTGATCGAGGGGGGCGCCTGATGTGCCAGCTTTATCCAAACATCCTCGTCACCGCGGGGCATCTGGAAGCGCTCTCTCGGGCCGCGAGGGCGCGGGCGGCCGACGAAGCCACGATCGAGACACCAAGCACGTTTCCGGTCATTCGCCGGCGTGCAACGGCCGTTGTCGGTGACAGCGATGACTGATGACAGGATCAGGCTTGCCAAGGAGGCCGCAAACCGGCCGGGTTTCGGCACCGGCGCGGCGCTGCGCGAGCGAATTTTTCAGGAAGACGATGCGATCAACCATCTGCCCGATCCCGCATGGATGATGCCGGTCGTGGCCTCGGCCGACCTGGTGGGCAACGCCCTTGTTGTCTGTTCCTTCGGCAACAGCGTTGAGGATCCGGAGCAGCGCGACTGGTATCTGATTGCCGACGGCCAGAACAGCACCGTTCCCGCTTCCGAAGCGGAATTCCCGGCGGACGCGATGCTCGATGCGCGCGCCGTCGCTGCTGTCCTCAACGCCTGGCGCATGGGTCTGCTGGTCTGTCCGAGCCGGACAGCCTCGGACGCTCGGACGGATGATAATGGCAGCGGCGTCTAA